CCACCAAACGCTAGTGTACAGACTGCTTTATTAGAAGCACTACTATTATAAATTAGTGCTCCATTAGCTGTGATTGTAGCACTAGAAAATGTTAAATCTGAAAAGTCACACAGTGCAGTTGTTCCAGAAGTTGTAGGCGTTACCGAAGTAAGGTTTGATCCCCCACTTGTATAACCTGTACCACTAACTTCGTTAGTTGTAGCAAAAGCAGTGGTGCTTGCACCTAACGATGCACTGCTTGTAAACAAAGCAAGTTTAAAAGTGTTACCTGTGGTAGCAGTGAAATTGTGTGTGCCAACAAGAATCTCTTGCTTGAAGGACGTACACATAGCTGTTGATATAGCCATTACAGTCTCCTTAAAATATTAGCCATTTCTGGTTGGCCTTGTTTTTCTAATTCAGCAATTAAAGTAGTTCTATCACTTTTTATTGCTTCCTTCATGTATAGGCAAACTAAAGTTTGCACCATTTCTTTGAACGCTTCAGCTTGTTCAGCTATTACAGGATGACAGTTACCACCTACTGACACTATACGTCTTGTGGCTTGTTCTGCCCAATAGTCAGCAGTATGACCTCCATGATCTGTTGTAGCTACTGAAACAGTTCCTATTTCAAATTGAGGATTACTTATATTCATTAAGCTCCTCTAGCAATATCATATTGATATTCATCTCGCGCACCGTAACCTTGACCCAATTTTTTAAGACCGTCTACAGCAAATGAAAATCTTTGCTCATACCCAGCAACTTCCTCTACAGCTTTTAAAAATGTAGCTGCCTCAACTAAAGATCCATATAACAATGCATCAGGTGCGTTAGTAGAAAGCCATGTAGTGCCACTCTCTGATCCTGCAGTTAAAGATGCTGGTCTAAATTTATAGTGAAGTTCAAAACTATAGTTCGCATCTGGTGTTGGACCCAAGATAAACGTATTGTCATCAAATAATGCGTAATATTTTGGAGTGCCTGTTGTTGAGGCGTTAGGTGTGTAATCTCTTATAAAACTTGTATGTTTAAATAACAAATAAGAATATACACTACTGCTTATAACCGCCAAACTGTACGGTGCTAAAAAATCAGTTGGTGTAGATAGATAAGTGTTACCAGAAGTAGCAGTGCCGTTTACATTTTTTCTAAATACAGGAAGCTCCACGTTCTTGAGTATTCTTTCTTCAGCTTCTTTAATAAACACAGAAAGATTATTATTAAACGTAGTTTCACTTGTTTCTGTATAATCTTGTATTGCAGTTTTTAAAGTAGCAAATGTAAAACTCATGATATCACCACTGTAACCGTTCCTATGCTACCTGTGCCAACTTGTCCTGGAAAGGAAGAACCAATCGGATCTACTAAAGTAGAAATCATCCCACCAACATTAACACCACTATCAGTAGTATTAGTTGCACCAGAAGTAGTTACTAAGCCTAATTGAGAACGGGGTAACTCAACTTCAGGTCTTGGTTGACGTAATGCCTCTGGATCTGTAGGATGATGAGGTGGTTCAAGTTGAGGGTGTTTAGGTTCGTAACACTCTGGACAAACTTTAAAACCAGTCCACTCCATACGCATCTGAAGATAACGAACTCTAAACCCGCACCTGTCACATACACCGTAAGAATATTTACCGAGTGCGTAAGCCACTACATATATGTCCTTCTAGGAACAATATGAACAGACGTACGATCCTCATCGTATCTAAGAGCATTTAACAAGTTTTGCTCATACATAGGCTGTAAGATTTGTACTTTATCTGGGTTTCTTTTCATTGCTAAATAAAAAGCTAATCCAGAAGTAAGACACGGCATAAATCTACTAGGAATATCTATATCTTCTACGGCTGCAGTAGCGTCCTGGATTCTCTTCCAACGATAAGAAATAAACTTATCAGTAGAGTTTTCTGGAGCTGGCCAAAGATACAGTTTAGGAGTCGTTGTCTTTTCAAAGTAAAACTGAGTTGGTCTAGCTTTCGTATTTTTAGTTGGAATATTTAAATATTCGTTTCTATCAATACGATCTATTTCAAAATCAGTTTGAGTAGACCCCACTGTTCTTCTTATGACTGCATCTAAGATATCGATATCAAAAGCGTTTAATGTGTAAGAAGTAGTTCCCTCAACTAAGTCAAGGGAGACTTGTTCAACTTCCCACATCTGCACTCCGCGATTAGACCAATCTGCGAACATAACGTTCATTGATCTTCTCGCGGCTCGTGCATCGTAGCCTGTCCTGTATTCAAGACCGGCTAATTCAAACGCTTCTAAAATCGCCTCATCTACATCAAGAGCGAACGTTCTAGTGCCTGAAGTAGCCATTAACCATACTTCTTAATAAGTTCTAAAACGATAACATAACTATCGTTTGAGGACGCACCAATAGTAGTTAGGTTTATATCCCCAGTTTTACCACTACCAGCTGTATTTTTAAGTCCTCCGAACTCACTAAAGTCCATATGACCATTACTGTCTTGAGCTAACCCAAGAGCAATAGTGTCAGTAGTCGCATCAAATAAAAGCTGTACCTGAGTAAAACCAATAATTGAATGACTTACTTTTTCTATAAGCACACTACTACAGGCAGTCCCATCCTCTCTAGCAGTCAGACCGCTGACATCTATTTTAGTGACAGCACTTTCACCAGTGCCGTCACTAAGATTAGTCAGTTGTATAACTGCTTTGTGAGTACCATCAGAGATGGTTGTTGTTGTTACTGCATCTGCCATGTTAATTTACTCCCGTATTAAGAGTCAGCGAATGGAGTAACCAGAGTGCCTGAACCAAGAGCTATTCCCTCTACTGCGTATTTCGCACTAGCTATTGCTGTAACTCTAATAATACTTCCTGCGATACCACCTTTAGTGCTACCGTTTAGAGTAATTACATCGTTAGAAGCACCTGAGATAAAGGTTTTACCAGTTGCGTCATTTACACCTATGTAAACTCCACCAACAAATTTATCTGTGCCGTCAGTCAAGATGTCCATATCAGTAGCAGCTGTTTCAACTATGAAAGTAAAACTTGCACCAAGATTTGCTAGTTGATTTGGATCACCCTTATCTGTGGGTTCTGTTGTTACAATGCTAGGAAGCGTAAACTTACCGTCTGCATCATTACAAAGTAACGGTCTGCCTGCATGAGCAGCCACCGTTATTGAGGTGTCAGCAGTTAAACTTACCGCACCATTGAATCCTGCGTTTATTAGACCAGCAAGTGATCTAATTGGGCCAGCGAAAGTCGTCTGTGCCATCGTTTCCTCCTTACGAAAGGTTTCGCCCTAGAGTCTTCGTAAGCGTCTGCTGGGCCAGTCGCTAGGGCTAAATTACTCCCAGAAAGTTAGAGGGGGGATAACCCCCCTCTATCAGTGCTTATTATGCACCAGGAGAACCAAAAATTGCTCTCCAATCACTAAAGCCAAAACTATAACGTTCTCTGGCTTTGTATCGAACGTTACCAGTTTCGAAGTCACCTTCCATGTTGGTAGACACAGGGGTTCTTACGAAATGCTTCAGTCCGTTAGGTACATCAGTCTTCAAGAAGAATGCATCGGTATCCGTTAGATAATGGTTTACCGTGTATCCCTCAGGGACCATACCCATGTTGCGCACAGCGTTGATATCGTTATCAGCCGTACCGACTCGTCCTGGAGTTTCCAGAAGACGATCTGCAACGAATTGCAAAGCGGTTGGGATGATAAGCTTACGAGCCTGAGCATTGATCTTTAGACCACGCTCATCTTCGAAAGCTGCAATATCAATCAGTGACTGCTCTAGGGAAGTTTCGTTAAGGTCAGCAGCCGTTGAAAGCTCGTTCCTCTGCGTCTCATTCCCAACAGTCGGGTGATCGGTTGCACACAATTCTTTGCCGTCACCGCCAACAAAGCTAGAGCTAAACGCATTGTTTAGAATGTTAGCTCCTTTAATGTTTTTGGTAGTCATCATAGAACGAGCAAGTGCTCGAGTATAACGAGATGACAAAGTATCATACAAATTATCTTCGATCGCCTCTTCAGTTAAGCTGAAAGCCAAAGCGATAGTTTCGTGTGAATAACGTGCCGTGAAAGATTCTTGAGCAGTATCGTATGTAACCATAGATCCCTCAGATTTCACAGGTGCTTCACCGAAACCAGAAAGCATGACCTCTTCTTCGAAAGCTCTTTCAGAACTTTCAGTATCGAAGATTTCTTCATACTCTGCTGGGTATCGCTCGTACTCTAGCCCGAAGAGTGCGTGAAGGCCAGGAACAAGCTCTTTTACGAGTTGCGCTCTATTAATAGCCATTAATTACTCTCCTCAGACTATACAGCGAATACGTTGGTTGGGAACGTGAAATACCCACGAGCGTTAGCACCAATGCTGTTGCTCGGAGAATCTACGAACCTGTTTAACAACGCGATTCCACTACTGGTTGTAGCCGTAACACCTTCTTTGGATCGACCATTGTTGGTGCTGCCAGCCGTTGTTGTTATCGTATATTTAGCACCGATAAAACTTACAGCTGGAGTACCAGCAGTAAATTGCGCTTCATATACAATGCCTGGATCGGTATAGACATACGCTTCTATATCTGCAGAACCCAGCGTAGCTGTGGATGCAGGGAAGAAGTTAGAGTATGTGGGTGTACCGTCTGTTGCGGTGTAGAAACAGCCAGCAAAAACACCTGCTGGTGTGCCTGTCGCAGTGCCTTGAATAACGTACCCAGAAGAAAGATTTACAACGTCTCCGCTGAAGATAGCAGCAGAAGTACCGCTTTCAATACGCAACTTCTGAGGACGAATCACTCCACCATATAGGTGGTAGGCTGGTGTGAACCCGTTAGGGGCATCAGTATTAGCCATGTTTTATATCCTCATCTTGGATGAATGAAATTAATTGGAAGGCGCATTCCGACTTCCAAACTCTACTTTTGTATTCCTTTCCATGTCTCCTCTCTTGAGGGGCATCTTAGGATTACTTTCTCGCATGAGGTCGTTGTCGACACCTTGAATTTGTTCTGCTGTTTTACTTTCGTAATAAGCATTACGTTGTTCAACAATCTCTTCAGGAACTTTTGCGAGGATGAGGCCTCCTACTCCAATTACGCCAGCGTGTCGTCCGTCTTCTACTGTAGGAGCATCGAAATCAGGATGATCTTCTGCTCTTACTGGTTCGAATCCTTCACGAATACGTTTAGACATATTCGCTCTATCATCGTGTCCTCTAACTTCCGCACGTACCCACCTGTGTTGATATCCAGGAGGGGCATCAGGGGCGTCCAACATTGAAGGTGGTTGCCATACTTTTTTGCGAGTCTTCTTATCTCGTGTTTCAGCAGACCTGGAGTTACGATCTGTCATTTCATCTCCTTATACATACTTAGCGTATTCTTCATAGGGCACCCCAATGCGTTTAGCTATTGCCATTTGCGATGGAGTGAGTTTTACACTGCGTGTTCCTTTCTTAGCAGGAGCAGCACCACGGCTAGTCCCTGCGACAGAAGATTGCACGTTCTTCGTCTCATCGGCGAATCTAGTTGGAAAAAGTTCTCTCATTTCAGCATCTACTCTTTCGAAGTAATGTTTCGTGCTTGGAGCAACCCCCTCCTTTAATAATTTTTGATGAATACCCATTGCTGCATAGGTCATTCCATCGTCTTGTCCAAACCAACTATTTTTCTCAGCCCACTCTTCTGTTCTTGAATCTAGTGGAGCAGGTTGAAGTTGTTGTTCAACAGGGTTCTCAACTTGAGGTTGAGACTCTGCTTCTTGTTTTTGACGACTCATCAGTCTTTGGACATTCTGCTCTTCCAAAGAAGTTTTCGCAACTGCCTCAGTAGCAAGAGCTATAGCTTCGGCATCACCAAGTTCTTGAGCTTCTTTTAGAGCCTTTCGTGCTTGTTCTTTCTGAGAAGTTACACGAGTGTTGTACTCATTGACTAATGTACTATCAGAAGATTTTAATTTAGTTTGCAAAGCTGCATTTT